AAACTTGATTTGGGTATACTAATAAATCAGAATTCCTTGCTGATATATTGTATTCAAGATACCGATTATTCACGGTTTACATGGGACAGTGCTGGCGTAACACTAACGTTTTTGGTTTTTCATAACGCCCCTTTTAATATAGCGCGGGCGTGCGCTACCTGCTCGCAGTTGAACAGGAATTTTTCGGAAAGAGTTACCTTACTCCGATGGCTTCCATGAGCGTGGCGTTGGATACTGGTGCCATAGCATTGCTGCTAACTTTACACCCTTGGACAAAAGCCTGTGTTAGAGACGTTACGCTTGGGGATGATAAAAGTTGCATGGCATTGCCTAGACCTGCACATACAGTTTCGTATCCAGTGCGGTCAACGGGTGACGGGGTAGTCCTACCCTCAAAGGCTGCACCAACGTACTCGATATGCTGAATAATTTCAACATGGAGCTTGTTGCCTGCTGTGCCTGAAGCAAGGACCACTGATGTCGGTTGACCCCCTACAAATGCAGCAGCAAATGTACTCAATCCCGCCGAGTCGGGACCTGGCGTACTTGCGCTCGAGAAGGGGTATGCGACCACAACAGATGCACGCTGGGAGGGGTCTGTGGCAGCGACAGCAGCTGCGGCATTGTATTCCACTGTTCTATCGAAGTTGGACTCAACGTCGATGAAGGAAAAGTCCACGTTTTCACACTTCATACGAGAGATGTTAGTTACGTCAGTTTCATTACGGGCGCCGAGTGTGTCGACTGTCGATGAAATAATGCTGTTATGTGCTGGGTCAGTGAAGCAGTACAGGAGACCACCTTCCGAGAGGGTGGTACCGATATACGACACCGTCATGCTGGCTGACACAATCCTACCGTATCCGCTTGAAGCAGAGCCAATACCTTCGGCGGTATATGCCTGCAAGAGCGTTGATAGTTGCGTGCCCGTAGGTGGATAAACTGCGCTGACTCCGACATTCATGGTTTGGGTCAATGCAGTCGCGAACGGGACTACTGAAGTGCCAGCGTATGTGACGCCAGTATACCATGCCATCATACAGTCTGAGGCAAGGCATGGGGACAATGCTACCCATCCGATACCGTTCGTGCCAATCACCATATCAAAACGGTTTATCGTTCTGGTTTTGTAACTTGGGCGTCCGTTTCCGACAGGGATGTAAGAGTCCTGAGCCAATGCACTCCTCGGGTTGAGAATTGCAGCAGCGTATTTAGCTGCAGCCATGCTGAGGGTAGGCAATGAGCCAGATTGAACAGTCTTGATGCGGCTTTTTGGCCTGCTGACTGCAATTGGCTTATGCCCCCGGGCAAGGACCGTGGCAGCCGCCATGATAGCAGCTTCCGTATGGTCATTCTTACGACGAGGTTCAGGCTTGTTGCCTGACTTGTTGACATATTTGCGATTATTTTTCTCTTTCTTGGTTGGTTTGGGTGTCATATAGGTATCCTTAGGTTGCAAGGTCTTAGAACGTTTCGACTTCTTTGGCTTAGTTAGTGAGGACAAATATGTTAGTCCTAAACTTCCCGCAGCTATTGATGCGTAATACGGTAAAAACTGTGCAGTTAACGGGAAAGCCGTTTGACACGTGCGATTGACGGGTAGTAGAAAGAAATACTTAGCGTCTTGTGTTTTTATTATACGGCCAGTTCCATTCTGTCATGGTGTCTCGTCTTGGAGTTTTATGGGCTCGACGATAGCCCTATGCCCCGGGGCAACTACTTCTTCTTGGGGTAAGGGACATGCTCGACTTTCATCTTGCCTGTCTTTTCCTCACCCTCAATGAGTAGCGGCAGCTTGCTCCAATCCTCTGGGGATGCTGCTTTGCTTGCTCCTTCCATCCAGTCGTCAATCTTTTGACGGGGACTACTCAAGCACCAACTAACGACATCGAGTGCCATGGAACGATCGGCCTTATTAAAGGGGAAAGCTCCTTGCTCAATCTTCATCACCAACGCGTACGTTGGGTCTTTCTTTAGTTTTGTGATATCTGCTTTGCGTGATGGATAACATGCAAGCATTGCATCACAATAAACTTTAAGAAAGGGGTTGTGCGGGTCTGATACCCTACAACCTGCTATGCGTTCAGGTAAGCCGGCAGATGCGGTACTAAATGTTCCGAATTTGTCGACGAACCTTGCTATATCAGGTACAGAGGTCAGTGTCACTGTGGGGTCTGGGTAAATCCTATTTAAGAATTTTACCATTGCTTCATCTCGGAGCTCATCAGTTTTAATGGTAAAACCGCAAGCTTTGGATATGCGCATGAATTGCTCGTAAATCGCTGCAGGAACGATACCGTCGTCCCCTGAGTATAACCCACACGTCTCAGGATTAACTGGGACGCTGCTGAGGTGCTGGGCGGCCAATCCGAACAACATCAACACTATCGTGTTTAAGATTGTTGTATCGGGTAGGCCTGAGATGTTCATCCCATTTGTGACCAAAGTGAAGATTTTTTCACGGTCTGACATTTTGACAGACCTCGCTAGAATTAAAAGTTCCAGTAACTCGGGGTCTTGCTCGAATATCGCCATCATGAATTCTTCATACATTTCAGTACGTGTTATGGGCCCGTGTGACTTGTCCGCATCCGAAGCGTCAGTGCAGAAAACTTTGCCTGCTGCTGCTTGGGAGCGAACTTGTATCGCGGATTCTTCACCTGTTTTTCCAGCCCCAAAGCTACCAACAGACTTAAGGCGCAGGTATGCCGCTTTGGAGAATCGACCAAGAGCTAATCCGTATTCGGAATCAGCTGCAATGACGATTCTGCCGTTGGGCTTTACCTCTGCATCCTTCTTGCTTGATGGTTTGGGGTTTATTCTGGTACCTCCATTACTGTCAGATGCCAAAACTCTCGCATTCCTCGCTTTTTGAGCGGGGCGGATTTGCGATGCTATCACTTGCTCCATAGACCAAGGTGTAGCTATGCCGACGCATTCGATCAATTTCTTCAACGCCACGTCGATGGCAGCTTTGAACTCAGCCGGCAACCCATGCCGAGAAGGAACCAAAGCCTGAAGTGCCGCCGCCCTCTTTAATTGGGCAGCCACAACTTCTTCCGAACTAGCAGCAACACGAGCTGGGAATGCAGACCCGCATGGGATCACTTCCAAGACTGGTGATACTAACCCATGTGTCTCAATCGGCTTGTCAGAGACAGGGACGAATGATACAGGCAAAGATAAACTAGGGAGCTGACCGGGCTGCGATATTAGCGCAGCCATTGTGGCAGTCTCCGGGTTTGATTCTTTACCAGCTTTGGTTAGTACTGAGCTTGCATCGTATACGTTGGTTGCGCTGCCATTGATGACTGCGCGTAGTGCTATTACGTCTAAAGACTTCCTGTCAATAGTTGTGCACTCACCGTTGACCCATGAGTCTTCACGACTGCTAATAAGGTCACCCTGTGTCTTCGCAGGCAAGGCTACCGTATAGCAAACCACCTTGTTCAAAGAATCTTTGACCTTTGTAGTGGTCTTGGACACTCCTTTCCAAAACCCCGGCCGTGCAGGGAGTGTGGAAAAGGAGAGCCAATACAGTGGTATAAATAAGAAAGCTGGCAAGCATGTGACTGCTATTGGCGTCCAGATAAATATTGACTGATTGCTATCGGGGACACTTAACGTCTGTTGTTCATAGAGGTAGGTGTGGGTCCATCCGTATAGATGAAATTGGTGCTGAGTTGGGTTGATGAGGTGGTGCTTATATATATCACCGCCATCCACCGTTTCAGTCATAACTGATCCTTCACCTAGGTAGGCTGTGGACCATCCCGTCTTCCAAGCAACCGCACGAGCAATAATGCAGTTGAAGACTATCGGGGATCCGGCGAACTCATCCCACGCACGTGGGGACAGATAATGAGCAGTGTCGACTGCACTGACGGCAAGGCCTTTAAC